GAGGTAGGAAATCATGTTAAGGCAGGTAAAAACAGAAGGACCGCACTTATGGCGGAACTTAATGTGGATCACCCTGATCTACTGGACTTTTTGCATATTAAGCTGGATCTTTCTCAGCTAACTAACTTCAATATCTCGGTTGCAATCACCGATAAGTTTATTGAAGCGTGTGAAAATAACGAAAACTGGCAGTTTAAGTTTGGCAACAGAGACTACAAGGTCTACTCGGCAAACAGAATTTCAAGCGACGGACACAGTGAAGTAATCAACATTGTTGGATTGTCTGAGGAAGATGCTCTAGGCCGTGCAAAGCAGCATCATCTTCGTGGTTGGGACGATCAATTTGAGGACGTTCAGGAAGTTCAGTTCAAGGCTATTGATTTGTGGAATCGCTTGTGGGAAAATGCGGTCAAGTCTGGTGAGCCGGGTATCTTCAATCTATCGCTGACGAACCGATACACCAACATGTCTTACTTCCTTCGAATGAATGCCACCAACCCTTGTGGTGAGATTCCGTTGGACTCGTATGCTAACTGCTGCTTGGGCCACGTCAACCTTTCCAACATGGTAAACGAGGACGGTAGCGACTTGGACTGGAACCGACTTGCTAGAACTATTCGCACTGGCATTCGATTCCTTGATAACACGTTGACCGCAAATCACTATCCTATTGAGGAATGCAAGATTGCGGGTGATCGTTCGCGTCGTATCGGGTTGGGCACAATGGGTCTGCACCACATGCTTATCAAGCTTGGCATTAAGTATGGCACAGATAAGTGCATTGAGTTTATTGATCGACTCTACACTACGATTCGTAACGAGTCTTACCTCGCTTCAGTTTACATTGCTCGTGAGCGTGGTTCTTTCCCTGAGTTCAATGCTCGCAAGTACCTGAACGAAGAGTTCGCTAAGACTCTCCCTGCCCGCATTCGAATGCTCATTAAGGAGCATGGTATTCGAAACGCTGTAATGCTTACGGCTGCTCCTACGGGCACGATTTCAATGGTACATGGTGCCTCGACGGGTATTGAGCCGATCTTTGCTCCAATGTATAATCGTCGTTATCGTGAAGGTAATACTTGGAAGTCCACTCTGGTTCTTGATCCTTTGTTTAAGGAGGAGTTGATGAAGGGTAGTAATGGTCGTCACATTGTAGGTGCTTACGATATTACTGCTGAACAGCACATGGCAGTTCAAGCTTGTATCCAAAAGTATGTTGATAACGCGATTAGTAAGACCATTAACTTACCTAACGATGCGAGTCATGAAGTGGTGTCCAAGATGGCTCTCAAGTATGCTCCATACCTTAAGGGTATGACAGTGTACCGAGCGGGTTCAAAGGGTATGGAGCCTCTAGAAGCTCTGTCTCCGACCGATGAGAACATCGCCAAGGCTAAGGAGCTTATTGCTGCTGAACAAGCTGAGACTGAAATGGCGGTTGAAGCCTGTAAGATTGGTGGGGAGTGCGGAGCCTGATGCCCTACTACAACTATTACTGCAAGGAATGTGATAAGGAAGAACTGCGTCACATTCCTTTGGTAAACGGTATATTTACTGAGCAAGTTTTAGTTAGCAGTCTCAATCAGGAGGAGATTGATGCTCTTCCTGATTGGGATGATCCTAGAGATTATGAAGTTTACAAGGAAGTTAAGTATGGTAAAATGCCACCTGATGTGGTAGAATGCTATTGTGGTGGTGAGGGCGACCGTATAGTAGGAGACGCTCCAACCATCAAGCACGGTAAAAACTCTTATCATGCTCTAAAGGAAAGACAAAGATACAATCACTACGGTATGGATAAAAAGCAAGCAGAGAAATTCTATACTGAGTCCATGGAAGCCACAAAGAAAAGAGTTAAATCAGGAGATCAGCACTACAAAAAGGTTGTTCCCAACTTCAAGGTTCTTGAAAAAGAAGGAGTTGTTAAGCGGAGAACCAAAGGTGATGCACAGCAGCAGGCTCAAAACCTAAAAGACATGAACCGTTCTCTGACCAAGGACGGAACTCTTGGAAAACAAAATTTTAAAAAGTAACCCACCAACCTATCATACTGCATGCCCTACCATATTAGCGACAACACCAAGCGGGGTTGTCTGTATCTACTCAAGAAGGACATCGAGTTCTTTTCTGAGATCGTGCCACTTCTGAAGTCGGACTACTTCGACTTCCCCGCTTATAAGAATGTCTTTCTAGGTGTAAGAAACTATTACGATAAGTATCGTAAGCTGCCCTCAGATTCAGTTCTGCCAGACTACATTAATGCTAGTGTTTCGGGCGCGGCTGATGCAGGCATTGATTACGAGAATACTATTGCAGAGATTAACACTATTGACAAGTCGTGTCTTGGCGACCGCGAGTTCTTGCTCGACACCGTAGAGGAGTTTGCTCGTCAGAAAGCAATGGATGGCGCTGTTCGTAAGGCGATGGTCATTCTCAACGAAGAGGGTGATATCGCTGAAGTTGAAGAGCTTGTAAAAAATGCGTTACTCATAAACCGTAACGTAGACGTTGGTCAGGACTACTTCGAAGAGGTTAACGCTCGCCTATACAGATCCTACCAGGATAATAACGAGCGAAAAATTTCTACGGTATTCAACACCCATGATAGGCATCTTGAAGGTGGCTTGGCAGCTAAGGAGCTTGCAATTGTTGTAGCGCCTCCAGGTGTTGGCAAGTCATTGTATCTTGTCAATCAGGGCGCTCATGCCATCTACGAAGGTAAGAACGTTTTGTATCTCTCGTTGGAGATGAGCCAAGATAAGATCGCAGGACGATTCGACTCTGTGCTCACAGAGATTCGTAACGCTGATCTTAAGAAGCCTCACGCTCAGTTGAAGCTTAAGGACCGTCTTAAGGAAGTTCAGACCAAAACCAATGGCAGGCTGATCATCAAGGAGTTCCCAACAGGTGCTTCTAATGTGAATCAGTTACGAGCCCTGCTTGTGCAGTTACGACTTCACAAAGACTTTGTACCAGACCTGATCATTGTAGATTACCTGGAACTTCTTCGTCCAAACCGTATTATTGACTCTGAGTATCAGGCTCAACAGCGGATCGCAGAGGAGCTTCGAGGTCTTGCGGTGGAGCATAATTGCTTGGTTTGGACAGCTTCTCAGACCAATCGTCAGGCTCGTCGTGTCAATATTATCACAGATGCAGAGCTTGGTGATTCGTATGGAAAAATTCGTCCAGCAGACTGGGTTATCTCTTTAAATCAGACGCAAGAAGAGTATGATGAGGGTCAAATGCGAGTCTTTGTTATTAAGGCTCGCGACTCGAAGCAGCACTACCTAATTAATATTGGGATCGACTACACGACCCTTCAGATGAGAGAGCCATCACATGAAGAACAGCACGCCGAGTGACTTCCCATTCATTAAAGAGAAAAAGCACATCTACAATAAATTTGTGGATAAGGAGATAGGCACTGTAGAATTAGGGTGGGCCACCTTTACTTTTGAATTGCACTCAGATCTTCATCAAGACGATCAAAAAGTTGATGGGCTCTGTTGTTGGGATGAGCGTGCAATAAAATTAGAAATGAGTCTTTCGGATTTCGATGCTAGAGAGACTATAATTCATGAAATCTACCACTGTATGCTAGAAAGTGTAGGATTAGATGAGAAAAACTTTGACCAGCAGAGGATGTTTATGTCTAATGAGCAACTTGTGGTAGCACTCACAAAGCAAACTATGTTAATTCAGAATTTAAACCCCAAACTATTTGCAACAATCTATGCTTGATCCCGAAAACATTACGCAAGAGGCCTACGAGACCGCCATCAAAAACGTAGGACAAGTGGCCCGTGATCCTCATGAGGTGGCTAACCAACTTCGTGAAATTTCAGCCCTTTACGGCTATTATTATGGTATCATGATCAAGGTTAAGAGACTCTTAGACAACGCTGAAGATGCTTTGGAGAACTACAAGGCATCTGCGCGAACCTCAAAGAGGAGCGAAGGCGTCAAGCTGACTGCTGTCGCTGCTGAAGATTATGTTCAGTCGCTTGAATTGACTGGAGAATTAAACAATGAAGTTCGTCGTCTCAAGGAAAGCTATGGATATACTAAGGGTATCTGTAGCACCTTGGAGATGAAAAAAGATATGCTTGTCCAGCTTTCCGCTAACAGTCGGCAGGAATCCAAGCTTTACCAATAACTTGTTAGCACTCAATTGCAAACCAATAGCCTAAAGGAGAAATAGAATGGCAAAAACACTAGCAGAACTTCGTGAGATGCATAAGAAGATTATGAACGAGGACAAGCCTCAGGCCACTGGCGGTCAGGGCATGTCGAACTGGGCTACGTTCCAGGACGGCGACAACTTCGTAAGGTTCCTTCCTGGCAAGGATGACCCGCTGGAATTCTTTGTGGAGGGCGCTGTTCACAAGTATCAAAACAGCGAGGGTCAGTGGCGGAACTTCAAGTGCCGTAAGACTCAGGGTGAAAAGTGTCCTGTGTGTGATTACTACTTTGATCTGTGGCGTCGTCACAAGGAATTGAATCTAGGCAAGGATTCGACTGGCAAGAATGTTAAGTCTAAGTTTGGTGATCTGGCCACGCAGCTTAAGGCCAAGCCTCGATTCTACTCTATCGGTGTAGTGCGTTCTCTTGAAGAGGCCGGTGAAGATCCAGTTAAGTACATCGCCATGAGCAAGCAGTTGTTCGATCGCGTGATGTCAGCTATGATCAACGAGGA